TTCAAGTAATACATTTGCAGAAGATGACATGTTATTTATTTGGTTAAAGAAAGATAGTAATAGTGGTAATCAAGATTTATTTTTTAATATTAATATTAATGGAGTTTATACAAATTAGATAATAATGGCAATAACAAAATTTACAGATGTAGCAAATTCGGGATATGATATTGCTATAAATAAAGATACTTCTCATCAAACTGAACGTGATAAGTTTTTACAAGGACTAGTAACTAAGATAGATGAGTTGACAGATTTATTAAATAATCATATAACTGATATGGCAGCTAATAATGCTAAAACTGGAATAACAACAGCACAAGCAAATGCTATTACAACTAATACTGCAAAAGATAGTATGGTGTTAGGGACAACTAATAAAACAGCACTAGCTGGTGATACAGCTTTATTGCAATTAGGAACTACAAATACTACAGCATTAAAAGGTAATACATATATACCACCTATTCAGGTACACATAGGAATAGGACTTATTTTAAATTTAGAAATAAGAATAGTACCTCCACAAAAAGGACAAAAACAAGGAACAGCTCAATTAGGATGGATCCTTGAAGATACAATTAATAGAGTAGCTTATAAAGGAACTCCTCAAACACTAGTATAATGGAAAATTACGTATATAAACAAATATCAGCACCAAACTCAGTAAGATTAAAAGCGGGAGCAAATAATATAAAGAGTTTGATAATTACAAATACTACAGATAGTGAAATTGTAATTAGTATATATTTAAGCAAAACCTATGAAAAATATCATATATCGAAATCATTGCGTATTATAGCTAATGAATCTTTAAATGTCTTTCAACAGGGGTATAGTTTTGATCCTAATTATACTCTGAATATAACATTAGAATCAGGTTCTGCAGATGTTTTATTAATATTGGATCAGTAAAATTTATGAATAATGACAAAAGAATTATCGGAAAATAGCAAATTTCAAGTTAGTATAAAAACTCTAATAAGTATAGTAGCAGCAGTTATTACTGTTGTTTCTTCTTATTTTGGTTTAATGAGTACTATTAATTCTAAGTTTTCAGAGCTTGAAGATAAAGTAGAAAAAGCATTAGAAATGCCTAAACCAGGAACAGGTACTTATACAATAGATATGGGTGATCCTGCTGCTACTAATACATGGCCACCGACTCGTATGGAGTTTAATATGAAAGATCAAATGGCTCGTAATAAAATAGATCAAGTAATTAAAGATCTAGAAGATTTAGAAGAAGAATTAAAAGAATTAAAAAAATGAAAAAATTAATATTAATACTGCTAATAGTGTGTTTAGCAAATATAGGTTACGCACAAGAAGTAATTAACAAAAATAATTTTAAGAATAAGGTAGCTAAAGATATAGTAGTAGTTGAGTTTTGGGCTGCATGGAATGCTTCAAATGAATTTAAAGAATTAATAAAGTTAAAAGAATGTAATGTTTATAGAATAGATATAACATCTGATATGGATTTACAAATGGATTATAGTGTTGAGGCTATACCCACTGTAATTATCTTTGAGAATGGAACAGAAAAAGAAAGGTTTAAACCTAATATTATGTTTCAATTAGATGCTGATAAAAAGACAGTTCAAAATTCTATAGATACATTACTATTAAATAAATTTCAATAATATGTATACATACAAAGCAAAATTAGATAGAGTAGTTGATGGTGATACTATCGATGTTAATATAGATCTAGGATTTGATATTAGTGTTCACAAAAGAGTAAGACTGGCTGGTATAAATGCGCCAGAATCTAGAACAAGAAATCTAGAAGAAAAGAAAAAAGGTTTAGCTGCAAAAGCTAGATTAATAGAATTATTAGATAAAGGAAGTCTTGTTGTAGAGAGTAAAGAACTGGGTAAATATGGTAGAGTAATAGGTACTTTAATTATATATCCAGATGACTTAAACTTACCTATTAATGTTAATGAAGCATTAGTAAGTGAGGGACATGCTGTCGAGTACGATGGTGGGAAACGTTAATTTAAAAATTAGTATATGATGAAAATATTTAAAGATTCCAATGATTGGAATGAAAAAGCGATAATAGGTTTTGTTGCTTTTGTAATAATGTGTTTAGTTATGATGCTAGATCTAATAACAGGATGGGCTGGTTATGATTTAGTAATTAATGAATTTGTATATGACTCATTTGTATGGGTTGTATTAGGCTGCTTTGGTATAAGCGGTGTTGAAAAATTTGCCAAAAAATAATGAATCATTTTAGATTACAACCTTCTTTTGTCAATACTAGAGAGTTTTCTTGTGAAGCAAGAAGCTTTCTAAGGAATGGCTACTACACTAATTCTCCCCCTGGCACTTATGCCTACAAAGAATATTGGGATGAACAGACTAGAAGATGTTTAGAAGGTTTTGAAGTAGGTGGGGTCCGTATCACAGGACCTCACTATTTTTATTTAAACTTTACTCAGATTAAGGCTACAGTAAAACAGGGAAAGTTAGAAAGAAAAATACTAACATTTCCTAGCTTTCTTGATATGGATTATTATTACTTCGATGAATGTGAATTAGCACGTAATAATGGTCAAGGTATGATTGTAGCTAAAGCTAGACGTAAAGGTTTTTCATACAAAAATGGTGCCTTATGTGTTCATCAGTATAATTTTTTTAGAGATTCTACAAGTATTATTGGTGCATATTTAAATGAATATGGTAATGCTACTATGGCTATGGCATTAGAAATGATTAATTTTATTAATAAACATACAGCATGGGCTAAACGTAGAAATCCAGATCGTAGAGATTTTGTTAAAGCTAGGTTCAAGGAAGTAAAAGATGGTAAAGAAGTATGGAATGGTTATAATAGTGAGATATTTACTTTAACATTTAAAGATAATTTCTCTGCAGCTATTGGTAAAACAGCTGATCTCATGTTATGGGAAGAGGCTGGTAAGTTTCCTAATCTTATAAATGCATATATGATTACAGCACCTGTATTTAGAGATGGTAATGTAATGATTGGTATGCCATTAATATTTGGAACAGGTGGTGATATGGATGGAGGATCAAATGATTTTGCTGAAATGTTTTATAATCCAGATAAATATTGGTTAAGACCTTTTGAGAATATATGGGACGAAGGTGGGGCTGGAACTAATTGTGGTTTTTTTATAGATGACATGTGGTATAAACCAGGTAAAGTAACATTGTCAAATGGCGATGTTGTTAGTATGGTTGATGATCAAGGAAATTCTATGAGAGATGCTGCAGAAGAGTTTTTAGATCAAGAAAGAAAGATTGTAAAAACTACAGATTCTAGAACTACATGGGAAAAATATATTACACAATCTCCTAAAACTCCAAGAGAAGCATTCTTAAAAAGTACTGGTAATATATTTCCAACTATAGAATTAAATGCTTGGTTAGGAGAACTTGAAGTAACTAAGCTTGCTAAGGATATGGCTATGATTGGAGATTTATGGTGGGATAAAGATCAGGTAAAATGGATGCCTAATGATAATTTAAATCCTATAAATAAATTTCCTATTAAAAATACAGATGATAGAACAGGGTGTGTTGTAATATGGGAACACCCCTATAGAGATGAGTCTGGTCATATTCCTTATGGATTATATATAGCGGGTACTGACCCCTATGATCAAGATGATTCTACTACTAGTTCATTAGGTAGTACTTTTATATATAAAACTTTTCAAAAGTTTGATAATACTTATAATATTCCAGTAGCAGAATATACAGGTAGACCTGATACAGCTAAAGAATATTATGAAACAGTAAGAAAATTACTTACTTATTACAACGCTCAAACGTTATATGAAAATAATTTAAAAGGATTAAAGATTTATTTTGAGCAAAAGAAGTCTTTACATTTATTAAAAGAGCAACCAAATATTTTAAAAGATATAGTTAATAGAACTACAGTAAGTAGAGGATATGGTGTTCACATGAGTGAACCTATTAAAGTGCAATGTGAATTATATTTAAGGGATTGGTTATTAGAAAAAAGAGCAGATGGTCAAGGAGGAGATCAACTTAATCTTCATACAATTTATTCTATTCCATTAATACAAGAATTAATAGCGTATGATCATAAAGAAGGTAACTTTGATAGGGCTATATCATTCATGTTATGTATACTTCATAGTCATGAAAATTATAATGTTGATTTAGAAGGTAAGTATGATTTTAATATGGGAGATAAGTTTTGGAGTTCTTCTTTATTTAAGAAAAGAAAAAAATCTTTCTAATCATTTGGAAATTAGATAAAAATTAATATTTTTGTAAGTTAGAAATATACTATAATGGAAGGAATAAATACTGATTACGTTTTAGAGGATTTACCTCAACAAAAATTACCTAGAAAAAGGAAAGGTAAAAAGTGGGGAAAATCTTGTATAGATGAGCTAGAAAAAGTTACATATAGTGACGCAAGTTATAATGGAAGATCGTCTAGATACAGAAAACAAATTAATTATGATTTATATAATGGTGTACTAGACCAAAAAGATTTTGAATATGTAGTAAGTCCTTATGGACATTCTGCTGATGAGTTCCCAGCATCCTTACAACATTATGATATAATATCTCCTAAGTTACAATTATTAATGGGAGAAGAAATTAAAAGACCATTTAATTTTAGAGTAGTATCTCATGATCCTGCTTCTATTTCTCAGATAGAAGAAACTCGTAAAAAATTATTAATGGAGTTTTTATACTCAGTAGTAGTTCCGCCAGAAGTAAGAATGCAACAAGAACAACAAGCACAAGAAGGTGCTATGCAACAAGCTTCAGGTCAACAACCTTCTCCAGAAGAGCAGCAAATGCAACAACCTCAAACTCCTGCACAAATTGAAAAATATATTAGCTATGAGTATCAGGATGTAAGAGAAAAGCAAGGACAGAATATATTAGAATATTTAACAAGAGAAGAAAATTTAATCAATAAATTTAATCAAGGTTTTAAAGATGCTTTGATAGCAGGAGAAGAAATATATTGGGTAGGAGAAATTGCAGGGGAACCTGTAGTTAGAGTTTGTAATCCATTAGATATTCGTATAATTCTTGATCCTGATTCTCCGTGGATCGATGATGCTCAATCTATAGTAGAAGAAAGATGGTTAACATTATCTACAGTTATAGATGAATTCCATGATGTATTATTACCAAAAGATATAGATACATTAGAAAGAGGAACTGGGAGAGCTGGAGATATGGATAATGGTCAAGTTAATTATCCTTATTCAGAATTTAGTATAATTAATTATGATGCAGGTGGTACGTTTGATCCTAATCATATAAGACAATATAGAAGAGATGGTATGATTCGAGTTATTCAATGTGAATGGAAATCAATGAGAAAAGTTGGTTTTATGAAAATGATGGATGAAAATGGATTTGAACAACAAGATATTGTAGATGAAATATTTGAAGTTCCAGATTATGCTGAAAAAGATAAAGAAACCGGTGAGTGGATATTTGATGGTGTATCTTTAAAATGGGAATGGATAAGTGAGTATTGGGAAGGTACTAAAATAGCAGAAAATATATATGTTAATATTAGACCTAAAGAAAACCAAAGACGAGACATGGATAACAATAGTATAGTTAAGTCAGGTTATGTGGGATATATTTACAATGAAAGAAATTCAGAATCTATTTCTTTAATTGATAGAATGAAACCATATCAATATTTATATAATATTGTTTATTACAGAACTGAATTAGCTTTAGCAAAATCTAAAGGTAAAGTAGCGTTAATGGATATAGCTCAGATACCATCTTCAGAAGGATGGGATGTTTCTAAATGGATGTACTATTTAGATTCAGTGGGTGTTATGTTTATTAACTCCAGAGAGGAAGGTAATAGATCCCAGCAAGCTGCCCCTTTTAATCAATTCCAATCCATTGATCTTTCTATGGGTAATTACATAAATACTCATGTTCAGCTATTAGATCAGATTAAAACAGAAGTGGGCGAACTCTCTGGAGTTTCTAGACAACGTCAAGGACAAGTACAAACTTCAGAACTTGTAGGTAATACTGAAAGAGCGGTAACACAATCTTCACATATTACTGAATATTGGTTTTATAATCATAGTGAGGTAAAAAGAAAAGTTCTACAAGCTCTTATTGATGTAACTAAAATGGCATGGCGTAATGGTAAGAAGATACAATATATTATGGATGACATGAGTAAAGTATTTATGAATATTGAAGGAGATGATTTTTCAAGTACTAATTATGGTGTATTTGTTTCTAACTCTTCTAAAGATGATAGAACAATAGATCAACTTAGAAATCTTGCTCAATCAGCATTACAATCAGGGGTTACTACATTTTCAGATATTGCAGACATTATGCAGGATGAATCTATTACTTCTATACAAAGAAAATTAAAAGAAGCTCAAGCTAATGTAGATCAAAGAACTCAAGAAGCTCAACAAGCTGAACAACAATCTCAACAACAGATAGCACAGATGCAGCAGCAACAAGAAGAAATGAAGCAACAAAGAGAGGATGCAAGAGCTCAGTTAGAAGCGGATACTAAAATAAAAGTTGCTGAAATTAATGCAGAAGCTAGGTTAGCAGATAAAGATGATAACAACGATGGTTATTTAGATAATAAAAATAATGAAGTTAAGTTAGAATTTGATAGACAAAAAGAGCAAGCTAAATTAGATATGCAGATGCAAAAAAATCAACAAGACTTAGGATTAAAACAGCAAGAGTTTGAGGAAAAGAAAAGATCTAATATGGAAAATGAAAAAATAAAACGTACAGCAGCTAATAATAAACCTACAACTTCAAGTAAATAATGAGATTAGATAGATCTTTTAATAAAAATTTTAAGAAGGAAGAAGCTAAGAGCACTAAGAAATTAGAGCATGGGGGTATTCCATATATGGGACATACGGCTGGTAAGATAAGAGATTCGTGGAATCTTAATAGAAGGTTTAAAAAATTACCTAGAGCAGAATTTGGATTATCTAAAGATGAGGTTAAAGATAACCCCTATTCAGAATCAAATCCAGCAGATAGAAAACCTCAATATGAGTTAAATAGATTTATAGTTAAATATGTTATGCCTGAATATGGGGGTACTATAGAAGGGTGGAAACAAATATTAAATGAAATATCATATCATGAAAGCGGACCTCATCAAAGGTTTGATTCCGATATGGCACAAAGAAAAGGACCTGGAAGAGGTTTGGGATCTACAGAACCTAATTCAGCTAAAACAGCTATTAAAAAATTGTTTGGATCAGATACAGATGGTGCTGGAAACTATCATTTTAGATATGAAAAATATTATGATTCACATATAAAAAATAAAAATCCACAGTTTAAAAACGAAAGAGGAGATACAATAACGCATACTGAATTTCCAGAATTAGAAAAATTATATTTAAGTATGGTAAATGTAAAACTTGATGATGAAGGAAATATGAAAGGATGGACAGGAGATCACTCACCTTTTGATGTAAGACAGCTTAGTGATCAGTCTCAAGGTATAATAATGTTAATGGAATTGATGGGTAACTATGAAAAAACAAAAGATCCTAATTTAAAACTTTCATCCTATTTTGAAGGAGATGAACTTGCAGATAATGTAACACGTGCTGAATTATGGGGAGCTTATTATAATAGAGATATGACTAATCATAAGCGTAGATTATTTCTTAAGGATATAAATGATTTTTCTGAATACGATGATGAAAAAGGTATAGAAACAAAATGGTCTTGGAAAGATGGTTATGGGGGAGATAAAACTAAGAATGCACCTGTAATAAATTATGCTCCATTTTATACTACTGAACATGATGTTATTGATATAGATGCTATAACAAAAAATTTACGAGATAGTTTTGAAAAAACTTATGGTAAAGATTTTATACCAGATGATCAAAATTTTGAGCAAATGACCAATCCTAACATAATGAAAAATGCTCAAGTAGATAATACATATGTGCATCCTAGAGCAAGAGACATAAATATAAACCGCTATAATAAACAAGAAAAAACTGAGTAATAATAATAATAACTATTGGAAATATAAAATATAATTATATTTTTGTAAAATTGATAAATAATATTTAATTATGAGTGATAAGAAAGAACTTAATCCTTTTGAAGGATTTAAATCATTAGAGGGTGATACAATAGCACCTGATAATGTAGAAATACAAGAAGTTGCAGAAGTTGAAGCTTTGGCTGAAGATACAGGCATAGTAGATAAAACTGATGAGACTAAAGAAAAAGAAACACCTGTTGCTAAAGAAAGTAAAAAAGAAGAGCTTTCTGTAGACAATTTAGAAATAGAATATAGAGAAACTATAGAAGAAGAAGAAGAGGAAGAAGAAGATGTGTCTTCAGAGCCTAAAACAGAAAAACAAGAAGAGGCTGACACAGAAGAAGAAGAACTATCTCAAATAGGTGTACTTGCTAATCATTTAAAAGAAGAAGGAGTTATAGAATTTGACGATGAAGAATTTGAAGACTCTGAGGATGGTTTAGCAAAAGTTGTAAAAAAACAAATTGAAAAAGGAGTATCAGAATATAAAGAAAATTTAGATCCTGTTGCTCAACAATTTTTAGAGTTTATTGAGGATGGAGGAGATCCTCAACATTTTACTAAAGCATATGCTACTGTTGATTTTTCAAGAATTGACAATAATAATTTAAAAGGTAAAAGTGATTTACAAAAACAAATAGTAGCCGAACTTATGAGACGTGAGGGCTATAATAGAGAAGAGATTGTTGATGAAATTCAAGATCTTTTAAATGGTAATGTTTTAGCCGGTAGAGCTAATCGTTCTTTAAGAAAATTACAAGGTATTCAAAAGAAAGAACGAGCACAATTACTGGAAACACAGAAAAAACAAGCTGTGATAAAACAAGAAAAACAAGAAACTTTTTTAACAGAGTTAAAAGAGAATATCGATGGGAAAGAAGATATTGCTGGCTTTCCTATAAGTAAAAAGCAAAAAAAGGCTTTTTATGAATATATTACTAAACCAGATCGTAAGACCGGTAAAACCAAGTTGGTTATGGATTCAGAAGCTGACAAAGATTCGCAACTGAAAATGGCTTGGTTATATTTTAATAATTTTGATTTTGGGAAAGTTGAAAAGAAAGCAAGAACAAAGGCTGCATCAAATCTAAGAGCTAATCTAGAAAGAGCTTCTGGGATTTCTAGAAAGAAATTAAAAAGCAAATCTAGAACAAAAGTATCTGGAGATGATATGGACTTTAGTCTGTTTTCAAAGGCAATGAAATTATAATAAAAATGTTTAATTTAATAAAAATTTAAGTGAATGGCTATAAATGGATTACAACTATACAGAACGAAATGGCATTCTGGGTTGACACAGCAAAATCACTTATCATCCGCATATTTAACGGAGCCAGAAGTTATGAGTACTTTAGTTACTCGTATCTTTGGAATGCAGGGTTCTAACCCTATCCAATACTTGACATCAGGTATGGGACGTTCTACAGAGATTGGTAACAGAGAATATGATTGGCATTTACAAGGAGATGATGAGAAAGCTGTTGCGATCGCAGGAAACTTCGGCGAGTATGGAGCAAATAGAACTAACTTTAGAGTAAAGTTTAAAGAAAAATGGTTCGCAAATCAAGAAGTATTAGTTCTTGATGACAGAGATTATCGAGTTAGAGTAATGGAAGACCCATATTTTGATGGGAATGCATGGATATATACTATGCGTCAAGTGGGTACTGCAACAGCAGCTATACCATCAGCATTACTTGAAGCTGGAAAAGAAATGTCGAAAGAATATACTACAGTACCAGAATTTTCTACGGGAGGTAACACTACTTTTAGTGCGCCTTTTAAAATGAGAAATCATTTAAGTACGTTGAGAAAATCATACACAGTAACAAGAAGCGCTGCTACAGATGCACTTGTTATTCAGTTGGCTGACCCTAATAACCCAGGGAAAAAATCAACAGTATGGACTCGATATGCTGAGTGGGAAGCAATGGCACAGTGGTACAGAGAAATAGAAAGATCTTATTGGTACTCAACATTCTCATCTGACGCTAATGGCGTTACTGATATGTTAGGTAACAATGGTCTTCCAGTATATGAAGGTGCTGGTATTAGAGAGCAAATAGCTCCAGCTAATATTAGAAACTACACTGAATTATCTGAGAATATCATCCGTGATTTCTTAATTGATCTATCTTACAATGTAATGCCTGAATCATCTAGAGAGTTTGTTGCATTTACTGGTGAATATGGATTTGCTGAGTTTGACAAAGCTATGAAAACAGCTGCGTCTAATTGGACTTTAGTAGATTCTAAATTTGTTACTGGTAGTGGACAAAACCTAGCATTAGGTGGTCAGTTTAAAACATATATGGGATTAAATGGTACAAAGATTACTCTTAAGCATTTACCTTTATATGATAATACTATCATCAACAGAAAATTACATGCAGAAACAGGTAGACCTCTTGAGTCTTACAGATTTACATTCCTTGACTTTGGAATGGCAGGTGGAGAATCAAACATCCAAGCTGTACATAAAAAAGGTTCTAAGGACATGATGTGGCATACAGCGGGTTCCGTTGATCCATTTGGTAACACAGCAAAATCAGTAAACACTATGCGTTCTGATAACCTTGATGGTTATTCAGTACACATGTTAACTGAATGTGGTATCATGATCAAAAACCCAATGGCATGTGGTGAGTTAATCTGTACTAATGCGGCTGCTAATTAATAATTAATAATTTAAAGTTTAAAGCATGACAGAAGGAACTGTAATTGTGAAAGCGCATAAAAAACACGCTTGGTCAGGATTTCATAGATTCCCTAAATGTAAAGACACGGTCATAGCTACCTACGGAAGAGGTGGCTATGATACCGGTCTTACACCAGAGGAAGAAACGAGACTTGAAGGTGTGTTAAATTTATCCGCTGGCACGTTAAATAAATTTTCAGAATATTGGCAAGATTACGCTGTTATATTAACTGATAAAGAAAAAGTTTTAAAACTAGATCGTCCTAGAGATTTTCTAGATTATAAACTCTTAACTAGAAGTGAAAAAGTAGCGAACTCCGTAAATGAAACTGAAGATTGGCCCAAAGCAATATATGTATTATATGATGCTGAGGAAGACGCCAAAAAAGATAATTTAAAAGTTAAAGAGAAAAGAAAAGCATATAAGCAATTTAATTCGATGACTATTAGCGAGATGAAAAATGTATTAAAAATAATGGGTAAAAGAGCAGATAATGCTTCAGATGCACTTATTGAAAATACATTAGCAGACATCGTTGAACAAGAGTCTGAAAAATTTAATGAAACTATGGCTCTTCCAGACTTTAAGACTAGGGTTTTGATAGAGAATTTAGTTAATAATAATGCTCTTAGAATTAGAGGTGGACATTATATGTTCGGTGATGATCCTATAGGACATGATTTACAATCTGCAATTATCTATTTAAAGGATCCAAAAAATCAGGATATTGTATTATCGCTAAAAGCGAGACTACAGGGAACAACTAGTAGTGTCAAGGACATTGCTACCGATGATACCAAAATGCCTAAGAAGGCCAAAAAAGTGAAACAGAAGTAATGACTGTAGCGGAAATGCATATACAATTCAAGGTGGGGTTAGATAAGACTGATAGTCTTAACTACCCTAACTTTGAACCTGAAGAAGTTGATCTTTGGCTTAATAAAGCCCAAGAAAAATTTGTAAAAACACGATATTCACATGATGTCAAAAGAGAAACTTTTGAAGAAACTCAAAAAAGAACTGATGATTTACGTGAAGTTGTGCAGGAAGTTACATTAATTCCTGCTGCCACACAAACCCCGGTAAAGCCAAATGGAGTATTATTTACTTTACCCGATGGTACGTTTGGTGGATTTCCTATATATTGGTTTGCAGTTAATGAAGAATGTGAAGTTAGCTGGCAAAATTGTGATAACAATACAGTATATAAAAGGAAAAACGTAAAACCCATTCAACACGATGATTATAATAAAATCATTGGGGATCCGTTTAATAAGCCTGACAAAAATAAAATTGTTAGACTTATGCACGGAGGAAATGTTGAGTTAATAGGAGATGGTACTTATGATATTAATAGGTATCTGTTGAGATATATAAAGAGACCAGAACAGATAAATCTAGTTAACAATAATGATTGCGAATTAGCTGATCATACTCATGATGAAATTGTAACCATGGCGGTTGGAATGGCATTAGAAAATACAGCTAACCCTAGATTTCAAACTCATATGGTTGAAGCTATATCTCAAGAATAAATTTAATGTTTAATATTTAAAAATGATTTATAATGAGACACGAAAATTATAAAATTTTAGTCGGTAAAAATGTAGCAGGAGGTGCTGCTAATATTGCCGGTTTAGCGATAGGAGAAATCGCAGCAGTAAAACCAGATATGACTTTTTTGTTACCTGGTGAAACTATTGCTGATGCTCCTTATATATATTTAGTACAAGGTATTGATGGAGCTGGAAAAGTAAGATGGTCTTCAAAAATAGAAGGTGCTAATGTACAAAAATACACAGGTCAATCTTATGTTGGCGCTACTCAACAAGCTGTAGCTGTTGGGTATAATACAGCTTCAGGCTCTATTTTACTTAACAATTCAGCTGAATATAGACTTAGTATTATATTCAAGTTTGATAAAGTACAAGGATCAGAAAGACAATTTGTACGAAGATTTAGTTATACTTCAGATGCTACTGCTACAGAAGCAGAAATAGCAGCTGATTTTAAAGCACAAATTGAAGCAGATTCTATCTGTAAAGATTTGTTAGATACTGTAACTATAAACACTACTGGTACAAATAGAGGAATAACAATAACAGGTAAAGCGCAAACTTATAAAGTAATAGATGGTTACGAACAAGTTACATTTAAAGTTGTAGTAGATGGTGCATTCATTGATGGAGGTACTACATTAATTACAACTGATGGAACGGGTAACTCTGCTGTACCAATTTACGGTGTAGGTACGTATGAGCATGTATCTGATCTTGAAAGAGCACAACTTGGAATGGAGGGTATTAATAACTTAATGAAGTTTCCAGTACCATCTTATCCAGTATTTGCTGTTGCAGGAGATACATATGATATGTATGCTATATCTTACACTGATGTACACGCATCGGCTAATCTTAATAAAGACATAGCTAGTCCAGAAATGACTATTGTAGCAATGGAAAATGGAGGTGCAGGTCAGCAAGCTCTTTTAGAAAATGTTCTAAATGGTTGGTTCGCATCATGTCCAGGTAGTTTTGCTCCTTTGGCACTTTAATTAATTGTTTAACTTTTTAAAAATATAATATAATGGCAGTAACAACAAAAACAGTAGGAGCTCAAGGAGAGATTAAATGTACTACAGCAAATGTATTACATTCAACTGGACTCCAAACAGCTTATACAACAGCAACATCTATACCAGCTAATGCTATAGTTACAGGATGCTTCATTCACGCTAAAGCGGGAAGTAGTGAATCTGTAAACGTAAGGGTAAAGGTTGGATCTGTAGAAATAACAGGTGATATTGCATCGGGATCACTATTAAATGCAGCTGATAAAATGGTATCAGTTCCACTAGTGGCAACAGCTATGGGTACTGGCGGAGGCTTAATTAATTTTACAGCGTCTGGTAGTGGTATTCAATCAGGAGAATATGATGTAACTATCTGTTACGTTTATGGGTAATAGATAAATAATTTTATGGGTAAGGGGGGAGCAATCTCCCCTACCTATATTTAAATATAGTATAGTTAATGGCAGCTTTACCAAAAATTAGTTTTTCGGCAAACGAATCTTGCGATTCACAAAACATAGTATTTACAGATACAACAGGTGCATATGATCCAGTTACAAATACAACAGGATGGGGTGATCCTAATTTTGCATTATCAGATGTTCAGGATGTAGAAATAAATGTAATAGACCCATCAGGTACTAATTATAATTTAGATCTTCCTATAATAGGTAGTGCTTTACCTAATGCGAGTAATAATTCTTTTATGATTAATATGAGTATGTTAGGTGGTACTGCAAATACAACAATGACGCAGGGTTTATATGAAATAGAATATAGAGTTTTAGTAGCAGAACAGGGAGGTGCAGGTACTTGGTTAACAGCTCGTAAGTTTATATTTTGTTATAGTACAATTAAATGTTGTGTACATAAAATGTTAGCAGCATTAGACATGTGCGAAGATTGTCCGTGCGATTCAGAAAAACAAAATGCATTAGAAGCTTATACATTATATAAAGCTATGCTATATGCTTCATCTTGTGGGAGTATTACAAAAGCCGACAAGATATTTAAGCAAGTTAGTAGATTGTGTAATTACAAGGGCCCGTGTAATACGTGCTCATAATATAAGTTTTAATGGCATGTGAAAATTGTGAAAATGGATGTGCAGATCCAAATCTGTGCGCATGTGATTGTCAATCATGTGCAGAATCTAATGGGTGTGATATACCCGTAGGTGATACAGGACCTCAAGGTCCAACAGGTCCAATGGGTCCTGCAGGTGCTGATGGTGCACCTGGAACTAACGGTGAAGATGGTGTCAACGGATGTTCTATTTTAAATGTATACTTAGCAGAAGGAGGAGAAACTGTAGACAGTGGATTTGCAGTTGAAGGAGATATTGTTATAGAAACAGGTCCAGCTCCAAGTCCATGTAGTCAAACTTATATAGCAGGAAACATAACAAATATAATTGAAGAAGGGGGTGGTAATTCTGGTAGTCTTCCTCCAGGTATTATTGTTATGTGGTCAGGATCAATTAGTGATATAGATGGATTACCTAACTGGGCTATATGTGATGGTACTAATGGTACTCCAGATCTTAGAGGTAGATTTATAGTTATGCCTGATCAAGCTGCGGGTGCTCCACCTGCACTAGATGCAAATAATAATCCTTTATGGCCAAATGTAGGTGACGTAGGAGGATTTCCTTTTACATGTTTAGCTCCAAATAATATTCCAGCACATATCCATAGTTTAGATAATGTAGATATATCTCTTTCACAAGGAGGTGCTCATTATCATCACTGGGCTGCTGATTTTACAGCAAACGTTCCTGCAAATATATTTGGTGGAGGTTCTGAAGATTTTGCTGCAGCTAGTAACTGGAATTGTAGTGAATGTGGTGGTGTAAGTAATCCTACATTTAGAATTACATTAGATCCTAGTAGTGGTAGTGAATGTACTGGAGATAATGATCCTAGATGTGGAGCTCATATTCATGATGTAAATATGGATGGGGATACAGGAGATGGACAACCAGATTTGGGTTCTCCTGATTTTGGGGATTGTTTTAATAACATTCCTCCTTATTATGCACTTGCTTTTATAATGAAAATATCTTAATGAGTACTTTAGGTAAATATACGGTATATGATATAAAACATAGGTTAAACAAACTTAAGTGTTGTTTTGCAGAAAAAACTGCTAAACTAGTAGATAAACAAAAGTATGGTAAACCTTGTGAAAATGAAAAATGTAATGTTCAATTATTAGGAGCATATATTGAAATGCTAGAATGTTTAGTAAGTGACGGATGTGATTGTGAAAATGAATGGGTAGCTTCAGGATCTTTAGTATATCATACCGATATACCTACATCAGGATTTACTTTTGATCAAGTTGTAAAAGTATATCCTAGATATGCAGCAATAGGAACTGATGAGTTTTTATATATGAGGTGGATGGATGCTAGTAATCCTAGTTTACAGAATGGTCTAGTAATAGATTGTGATACTTGTCAAGAAGTTTTAGGACAAACTTGTGAAGAATATGTTTTAAAGATACCATGTTGGGAAAATGCTATAGCTGTAAATGCTTGGAGCGTTTGTGGTAATACTAAAGTAGCATGGCAAGCAAGAGGTCAATTAATTTGGGCTCCTGGGTATACATATAATAGTGGAGATATAGTAAAATTTATGGGAGGTGGAAATGGTGTGGATCAATCAGGTACTGATAGATATTATATTTGTGCTGTTGGCTCAGACAATCAATCATATTTTCATGAAGCAACACAATCTCCAAATGGTATTACAGCAAAAGTATGGATAGAATTAACATGTTATGATTTAATAGGATAAGAAATGGCAGCAGAAAAGTGGAAAAAATTAGTATTAGGTAATAGTGTAAAACAAGATAACGATAGTTATCCTCCTGTTTTATCCAGTACTCCAGCAGCATTTAGTGCTCCTGCGGGTACTGCGTCAGTAGCAACTGATGCGGCTTATAACCCTGGTGTATCTTATTCTGCAGGTGATTTATTATTCTATACAGATGGTAAAACTGTATATGATTCTACTGGTGCTATCATGAATGGTGGTACTTTAAATGGATTAAATGGTGATAATAAATCAGCTCAAACAGCTGTAATTCTTAAAAGTAGTGAAACTCATTATTGGTGGATACTAACACATAATCCTGCAAACGGAAAAATCTATGTGCATAATGTTCTCATGACTGGTAATAGTGGTCGTGGAACAGTAGCTCAGAATCAAACTATAACTAGTGGTGGTTCAGCTGCTGGTTTTGTAGCTGTATCAGGCGCAACTACTGATAGGTTTAATGCTTTCTATAGTTCAGTTACAAGTCAGTATGGTTTTATGACACATTTAAAAGGTTCTAATAGACATGAGGTCTTTTTAATAACAGGTGTATCTTCACATCTTCCTGTATTTGGTTCTTTAGTTACAACTGCTATAGGTAATGTTTATGCAAATAATGATGCAGCTAATCATGCTACCATTAAGTTTAATGGAGATAATACAAAAATGGCTACTGTTTACCAAGCATCTGTTGGTACTTCAGGAACTCCTGTTACAACTGCTACAGTAGAAGTATATGATCTTAATCCTGCAACAGGTGTACTTTCTGCTTTTAATTCTTTTACGGTTCCAATTAAAGATGCAGGACCTGTATCTCCAGGAAAAGGAAATGATGGTAGATTAAAAGGTTATGATTTAGAATGGGACTTTGATACAAGTACATTATATGTTCCAGTATATGATGCAAGTAATGGTTTAGGAGTTAATTGGTATACTTTAAATGCTAGTAATGTTGTTACAGCTCAAGGGACTGTAGGTAAATCTATGAGTTCTTTAGGAAATAATGTTGATAAAGCCATATTTGGTATGTATAAAGATCCATATGCTGATCGTATATATTTAACAAAACCAGCTGTTGTAGGAACTTCAGGTGGATATAGTTCTGACTATAATGATATTTATGCTACTAATTCATTATCTGTAATAAGGGATACATCAGATCCTACTAATTCAGAGTTTACTGAAACTGTTGCAACAACTGTTGCGGGAGATACAATAGGTAAAGGTACACCTACTAGACCTCTGGCAGGTGAAGGAACAACAGCAACAACTTCTTATCATAGATTAATTCCATGTGATACTCAGAAAGAGTATATAATGGATACACTAGGATCTATTTGGGTTCTAGACGGAGTACTAGATGCTACGAAAGTTGCAGATGTAAGTTCTATTTCTAATAGAGTAAATATAGCAGTACAGAAAGAAACTAACTTTATTTACTTATTAGCAGGTACAGGAGCTACACCAAAGATATATAAAATAGATCCTGTTACAGGAAATGTTGATGCAGGTACTACTGTAAGTGGTACATCTATTACAGGATTCAAATCTATATCTAGTAAAAATGGGGATCCTCTTAAATTATATGGAGTAGTTGAAATAACTGGTCCTCACTATAATTATGCAGAAATAGTAATTGCTACAGGAGTGGCTACTAAAACTGCAGGTAATACAGCACATGTAGCAGTAGATACTGCTTATATAGGTAGTACTTTATATATGGCATCTGGTGATGATCTATATAAAAATACAGGTCCAGGTACATGGGCTACTGTAGGAGCAAACACTTTAAGTAAAGATTATGAAGGTTTAGCTACTGATGATACTACATTATATGGTTATATAGAAGGTAAAAGATATACTATTAATACATCTACAGGTGCAGCTACTGATGGTAAAAGTATTACAATTAACTCAAGTACAGGTACTTGGAACTATACTGCGCAAGGTGCTGGTATAGTTAACGTAGCATATATTGATACAAATAATGCATTATTAAGTCCTCATGAGGGTGATGTTGTTACAGTTGCTAACTATGCGGGTTGTTTTACTGTTTGGTTTGCAGTATCTGGTTCTGCTACAGTAGGTGATATACTATCTGTTTCACCTGATTGTGGGTCATGTTCTGAAATTGAATCAGATCATTATTGTAAATTATTAGTAAGTTGTTGTGATTCAGGTTATAAAGGATTAGGTTTTACAAGAGAAATAGTTGGAACTAGTGATGATTCAACATGTAAAGTAGGTAGTTATTATGAAATAACAGATAATGCTCAAAACAATGATCAGTTAAATAGATGTGTAGAAGTACAGTCTTCTGATGATTCATTATATATAATAGGGGATTCTAATGGTTATAAAGTAGACTTAACTACTGGAATATTAGATACTCAACCTATTATAGGTGGTACTGATATAGCTTTTAATAAACATGGTGTAGGATTTATACCTAGAGGATCTTCTTTGTATTACACAATACCCGCGAATGGTGTTGTACCTGGTGGAAGTTCTACAACTATTACTGTACCTCAATCTACTACTGTTAGTTTTAATTATTCAGATGAGCTTATTACAGGAGGTGTTGTTAGTGGTGTAACTCAAGTATCTAGAAATTCTATTAATAAAAAAGGAGTATTAACTACTATAAATACTTTAACAAATACTACTGTTCAATTAACAGGAGATCTTGCAGTAGATAAAATTACAGGTGAATATTATTGTATAGGTGATAGTTCACCTACAGCCACACCTGTATATAATGATTTATTTAAATTAGATCCTTCTACTTTAACTCATACAGTTATTGCTGATTTAACATCTACATTATCTTTGAATGCAAATCAGACTGTTAAAGCTATAGAGATTGTTAAAGATTCTTGCTTTGTACTTGTTTGGGATTCTAATAATTTTGCTTCCACTCTTTACAAAATAGTTAAAGATACAGGTGCTTTAATTTCTACATTACCTGTTATAAAATCAGATGGTGATACAAAATTTAGATTCCCTCCTAGTGGATTAGGTTATAATAACCCATGTCTATACTGGGATTCAGGTGCTTTTAAATTAGTAAACTATTCAAGTTGTTCTACATGCTTTGCTTCTACAACAAGTAAAAATTGCTGCTATGAATTAGTAGATTGTGCTACAGGTGCTAGTACAATTACAAGAACAGATGTGTCTGCTTATTTAGGACAAGTGATTGTAACAGATAGTCCAGGTAAATGTTATACAGTATATACATATGATAATTCAATTACATGTTCTGGTGTAGATGTAAATGTTACCTCACAATATACTGATTGTGTTAGTTGTACAGGAGTACAAACTAAGTGTTATAGATTATTAAAATGTGGTGATCCTACATCAGATCCTAAATATACTACAGAAGCTTTAACTAAAAATATTAAAGTTAAGAGAGGTAAGACAGTTCAATTAGAAGGAGAACTATTTTGTCGTAGTGTAGACGATCTAGGAAATGCAGTTGATTTAGTATCTGCATCAGCGCAGACAATCAAGACTACTAAAAAGTCTTGCAATACATGTAATTTTTATTTAAAATTAAAACAATGTAAAGCTCAGAATATTGTAAGGTATGTTGACTATGCAAGTAGTACAACACTACATGGACATATAGGAACAGGAGCAGTTAAAATTCAAGATCTTGGTAAAGGAGAGAATGGACATTGTTGGGAAATAGATTCTACTATTTATGGACCTACCCCAACATTAAGACCTACAGCTCAATTAGTTTTATCTGCACCAGATTGTATAACTTGTAATGCACAAAATAATGAAGCAGTTGCTCCAGCATTTGTTAAAATAAATGGGTGTTGTAGTGATTTAAATCCAGGTCAAGATTTTGGTATACAAGAATATTATACTACAGATAGTAATCTGCTTGCTGCTCTTCTATCAGGAGATTTAGTTTTTTGGGGAAACCTTACAGATCCTAATGGAAATCTACTTGAAGCACAGTGTTTTAAAATAGAAATGTCACCTTTCCCAATAGCAACTAACCAACTATCACAAGTACAAATTGATGGAACTAGTAGTGATGCTGATAAGTGTTTGTCTTGTGATCCTTTTTATGTAGCAAATTGCCAGACTGTAACTTCTACTAACTCTACTATGATGTTAAGTTGTTTTGCTGATCAACCAGTTTCAGTATTTAATAGTACATTTAGTTCTGTTGATGATGATGCTAATAGAGCATTTAATTTTGTTGAAACAGATCTTATAACAGGTTGCTGGAAAAGATGTGTCACAGCAGATTATATTCATGGGGCTAATTGGCTTTGGGGAAAGAGTAGTCTTTTAACATGGCAAAATAGTATGGGTATAGCCACTCCAAGTACAGCTATATCGCCTACTAATATGGGTACAATAGATGCAAATTTAAATGATAATAATTTCTTTACTAAATTTGGAAGTACAGTACATAGTGCTCATGAACCTGTTACTATAGGAGGTAAAGAGTATACTAGAGGTGCTATAATGTTTTATTCGGATGGTAGATTTGTATACAATTCTAGTCATCTAACAATGACGGGTAGTACTAGTGGTGGAAGTCAATTATTAAATGGAGGTGTTTCTCCTGGTGGGAATTTGCAATACGCTTCCCAACAATGTATAACGGTTCCAAAACCTGATAGTGATAGATTTCCAGGTAGTACAACATATAAACAATATTATTTAATATATCAAAGACCAGGAAATCTTCGTCCTCAATATGCTGTTATAAATATGGATACAGCAGATGGATTAGGAGAAATAATTTCTTATAATCAAGAGTTACCTTATCTTCCTGGTTCAACTATGTATTCGACTGAAAGATTAACAGTAACATCAAGACCTGCAATAGCAGATAGTGATGAAGATTTTTATTGGGTTTTAGATGTAATACCATATGATCCTCCAACAGGACTTGTTATGGTACCTTCACCTCCGGGTAAAATACGTGCACGAAGAGTAGATTCTACTGGAATAGGGCAACCTGTAATTACTAGCATGAGTGGTAGTATAAATGATTTACCAGGGAAAATAGATGGAGATAGACAAAATTTAAGTGAGTGGGCGCGTATTAAAGTTTCTCCTAATAATAGTCATATAGCTATTACAGGTAATAAGTTAGGAATAGGATGGACTCAGTTATATACTTTTGATGAAAATACTGGAGAGTGTGTTGCTATTTGGCAAGACATAGTTGCTGAAGGAATGAGTACTTGTGGGGGAGACTTACCCCCAGGTGAAGGGAATGAAGGTTTTTTACCATTTACTCATGGAGTTGAATTTGGTGATAATGCTTTATTTACTTATAAGTCTGGTATGTCTTTTACACATGCTTATCAATGTAATGAATATATGGGTGATCTGTTTGGAGAACTAGGAATGACCTGGGTTAATAATGGTGGGATATGGGAAAGTCAAACTAGTGTTAATACACTAGGAATGGGACTTCCAGCTACAAGTAAGCCTATTTTATCATGGGTTAATTTAGATACTTTAGCAGAAGGACAACAAACTCAAGACATAGATCAGTATTTACCATCGGTTGGATCTACTTTATTTAAAGTAAGTAATCCATCTACAAGATTACAAAATCAAATTCCAGGTGACTTAGATTTTAATCCACAATGGTGTGCTGATGGATTCATTGAGAAACCTAATGTAATAAGACCTCTACTACAAGCTAGTATTGTAACAGATTTACATAGAGGTCCTGATGGAGCTTTATATGCAGGACTTGTATTAGGTAATTCTTCAGGTAGTATTTCAAATCAAGTAAATTGGAGACAAACATTTTTAGGTATAGGAGAATTAACTCCTGAGTATGATTTTACTTTTCAAGGAGCTGCTAATACTAGTGAGTGGAATCCTCAATTAGACGGTAATAGTTCACAAAGAATTGCTTCTACTAGATGTTTAAGAAAATTTAATATTAGTAATATATTAAATGGTGATCTGATTACTCCAAGTATCAATGATGCTGAAATGGATGGGTATGTATTACCATCAGGAGACGCAGCTCATTTAATTAGAAGGCAAGTTCTTGCTAATGACTCTACAATAGATTTTGGATTTCCTCAGTTTATAAAACGTAGATGTTTTTCAGATGATAATAATGCTCTTGCACTTACAATTCAAAATGATAATTTTAGTTGTGCTACCTCAAATCTTTTTGGAGAATGTTTTAATCTTCCAGATAATCCTGATGTATTTAAAATAGTTAATTGTGGCCAAAGCTCTGAAGGATGTGCGAGTGCAAATGATTGTCAAGACTTTACGCCAGGTACAGCAATACAATTAGATGGAGAAAGCCAAAGATTTGGAATGACTGAATATTTAAATCAAGATATATGGGATGCAGTTCAGCAATTAGCCTCAGGACCTCAAGCTGTATACATGACTTACAGTTTTCCAAGAGAAGGTAGTATAACTCCTAGTAGTTATTATTCTTCAGCTTGTATAGGTGAGTCACCTGGAGCAGGTGATTTTGCTAGTGGTCAGTTTACTATACCTAAACATGAAAGTGGTCCTACTACAGATAATGCTCAAGGTAATGGTAGTAATGGTGTTATCTATGATAAAACTTATACAATAACAGAAGCTCAATTTAGAGCAGAAGTAGGTAAAGCTTTTGCTCAAGTTTCACAATTATTTGAAAGTACTTTTAGTCCTCAGAATGGTTACCCTAATCAGTTAACTTTACGATTTACAGATCTTGGAAAAGAAACAGGTACAGATTCGGCTTTGCCGACTTCTGATTTAGATAATTGGAGTACAAGTGCTCCAATAGGTTTTACAACTACAACGGGTGCTTCAGGTGTTGGAGATTTTAGAATATGGATGGGAAGAAGATCTGATTGGTGTTATACCAATGGTGGTAATCCAGGAGGATTTCAAACTAGTGGATGTACCGGATGTAATTATACAGGATCGGCTAGTGGTGCTTTAGCTTGGGCTACTGGACCTAGTATGTTTAATGTTACTGCAGGTTATGATGGAACTTCTGGTACATATAATACAGATTCATCTACAGCATTTAGAACAAACGGGAGTCAAAATATAATATTTGACGTTAACGAAAATTGGAGAAAGACTACTGATACACAAGTATTTGGTACTATAGAAATATTAAGAGTTGGTATTCATGAAATCTTACATTCATTTGGATTTCATCATGCTTATGAAAGTATGGCTTTACAACCTAATTGTCAAGGAACAACAGGTTCTGGAACAACAGGTTCTTTTGTAGCTCAGGGAGGTTTTACATGTTCTGAAAATGGTATATATAATACTGGGTGTAATGCAAACCCTGGTAGTTTTGGGGATCCTGATGCGATAATGGCCCCGACTGCAGATAGTACTAGCTTTACAAGTATTTATGCTCCTGGAGAAGATACTGCTTATGATCCAACTGCTTGTTATATGAGTGGTGGTTCTGCAGCTGCAATTCAAGATAGAACAATGGTTTGTCAGATTTATGGATTTGGATTAGGAGATGCTCCAGATACTTTCTGCGAACCTTTTGATTGTCCTCTTTGTGTATCTCAATTTTATTATTCTGATGACGAATTATTTTGGCCGTATGTTGGAGAAGCAGGTAACAATACTTCATTTACTTGGGATCCAGGAACTGGATTATCTTGTTGGTATGCGGAGCTTGCAGGTACATTACCAGAAGGCGAATCTCTTACTACAATAACTCCTGTTGCAGGTTATATAGATTGTGATGCTTGTAATGTACAATTTCAAGATCCTAGATGGAGATTAGTTTTATGTGATGAGTGTCCAGAAAATGCTGGGAATGGAGCACCTGGTGAAATTATTACATCTACTAATATGAATGTTCATTGTACTCCTGGAGCTCTTGATGATGACCCTTCAATTTCAGATGTACTTGAATTAGTAGGATATATAGGATGTTATAAAGTAGATTGTGAATACGATCCTTATTTAGATTATCAAACTGTTGCAGTACCAGTAGTTGTATCACAAATACAAGATAATTGTGACACATGTTGTAATGCAACTGTTACACAATGTTATACAGTAACACAATGTGCTGATACAAATCCAATAAGTTTTGTGATGATTGGAGATCAATATTGGGGAGGTATTTCTGATTTAGGAGATTATGTATTTAAGTTTGAACAATTACCTGCTGATGTTTTAGCATTAGGTTTGACAAATGATGATTGCTTTACTGTTGCATATTGTGGACAGTGTAATCAAACAACTTGTAATCCTTTAATAGGCCCAGGTCTTTTAACTGTAATAGAATCGTGGCCAGGATGTTATAGTTGTTTATATGAAAATCCTAATCAAGATTGTTTTACATTAGTTTGTTGTGATAGTAGTGGAGATCAATTAATTAATGTTTTACCAAATGCAGATTTAAATAGTGCATTTGCTTCAGGATCGGTTGTAAGAATAGATCAATATCCAGACAGTCAAGGTAATCCTAGATGTTGGAATATTGAAACTCAAGATATATGTAATCCAGAAATAGCAGTAACAGTATCAGATATATTTGTTAACTGTGGATTTTGTACTGCGGGATCATCTATAGGTGGTTGTACTGATCCAAGCGCATTAAATTATTGTCCAGGATGTGTTACATGTTTATCACAAACAGGTGTTTTGAATGATTGTTGTATATATGAAGGATGTCCTTTATCTTGTCAAGATCCAACTGCTACAAATTATAATCCTAACAATACATGTGATTGTAGTGGAGTAGAAGGTGGAAGTGACACTTCATGTTGTAGTTATCCTGGAGTAGTTATTCCACCAGATGGTATTGAAGTAACTTATGAAAAAGATTGTGTTAATTGTTTAGACTGGACAACTGTAGATAAAGTATTTACAAATGCTGGAGAATTATGTGGATCTTGTTTTCCTCCTAAAGGATTAACATTACGAGAATATGATTGTAATTTATCAAATGTAGAAACTATAATTCCTCCTATAGAAGTTCCTGGAGGATGTACTAATCCAGATGCATTAAATTATGATGCAGCAGCTGAATGGGATGATGGTTCTTGTTATTATACATCTGCATGTACAGATCCTAATGCATGTAACTTCGATCCTAGTGCAGTTGAAAATATACCAGGTGAATGTATATATCCAGGACAATGTGGATGTCAAGATTTTACAGACTCATGTGTTGGATGTCTGGATTTAACAGCCTGTAACTATTGTGCAGATTGTACTGTTGCTGATAACTCATTATGTGAATATGCATCTTGTTATGGGTGTACAGATCCGGAAGCAGAGAATTATTGTCCAGAATGTATAATGTGTCCAGATGCTGCTTGTTGTGCTAGCAATGTACAATCATGTCTTGATAATAGAAATATATATGTATTTTATGATATGACGTCTATATATCCAAGTACCTCAGGAGAAGTAAAACTTCAAGCATGTGCAGATCTTAGAAATTTAGTAGAAGCTGCTATGGCACAAATATTGGATGATAATAATATAACTAATTTTAGTGGTAATATTTATCATCTACCTGTAGGTTACTCGTGGTTTGGAAAAATAACAGTTACAAATTGGAAAAACAGTAGTACTGATCCAGCAAATTGGGATGCTTATGAAACTCCTACTAGCGGAACTCAGGATAGTAACAGGAGTGCTTATTGGTGGCAGAATGTTTATACCGCATCTACTTTTAGTATTGATTTTCCAGGAGCTAATGATGTTTTAGCTAATTATGACAATCAGATGGGTCAACTTCTTACTGGAGGTAGTGAAAGATGGATAAAATGGATGATGTACCCAATACATGGTAATTCTCCATCTTTACATCCTAATTTAAGAATACCTTTCTCTACTGTAAATGATGTTTATAAAACTACAGGAGAGGAGACTCCCGATCTAACTGACTCAGCACGTCTTCTTATTAAGTCTATGAATTCTAATGGCTTAGATCAAAATGGTAATTATGTAAATAATTTACCTGGTACACAACTTAATCCATTTAATGATCCACCAGGCGAAGAAGGGTTTAGTGATGTATATCATGCATTTGAAGGTGGGGATACTAATGCTATTTGTCTTATGTTTGTAGATGAATCTAATCCTGTGTATCATACACAAGAGAATTTGGAATTTAATAGTAGTACTCTCCAGACCTGGCAGAACGAGTGTGGTCCTGGTATATTAAATAATTCTACTGGAAGTTCTGGTAATGCATCGTGGTATGGCACAGGAGATGCTGTAGATGTTTATGATACTTATATTACTACACCTTTATGTATTGATCATACTAGATTTACTGAGGCTTGGAATTATGGGTATGATACGAATGGAGCAGCTTCTATGACTATTAAACACGCTAATGGACCAATAGGTACTGGTTATGCAAATGGTAATTTTAATGCTATTATATTCCCTACTAAAATGTCAGGCACGCCTGGAGGTTTAAATAATCAAATGTTTTGCTCAACTTTATATGGTGTTGTAGGACAAGGAAATCCTTCAGAGTTAGGTCATATCAGTTGTGCAGACTTTATAGATTTACCTTGGACTAGCGCATGCGCAAGTATGGCTCCTTATACAGATACGAATTTTCCTAATCCTTACTCATGGTTAGGTAATTCTAATGTAACTACTGCTTTACATGATGGTTCAACTATTCCTCCTGGTAGATATAGTTCTCAAGGATTTAGTTTAGCTAATTATGGAGTAACTTTTAAAATACCGGGAGCAGGTCAAGAATTCCTTACAATAAGTCAAGATGATTTAGCAGACGCAATACTACAAGGATTATTGTGTAATAATGAGGGATAACATTTGGAAAAACAAAATATATATAATATATTTGGAAAATTGAAATAATAATTTAAAAATAAAATAATAATGGCGACTTTATCACAACAATTAGTTTTGACAAGTACTACAACAAGTACTGATGCGTTGAGTATATCAACAACAGACAGTCTTAGTGTAACTGAGCCATCTATAAACGTAGCTCGTAAATCAATAGCAACGGGAGGATCAACCGCTGTATTAGCAGCTGTTGCATCAAAAATAACTTACTTATATATAAAAGTAATAAGTGGTGTTACTGCTACTGATGTAGTCGAAGTTGATCTTGGAGGAGCTGGAATTATGAAAATGGGAATTGGAGAATGTTGTTTTTTACCTTTGAAAGATGGTAAAGCAGTGGCAGCTCAAGCTATTGGAAATGCGTGTGTTATAGAATATGGTCAGTGGGCTAAGAGTTAATAGAATGTTTAATATAATAGAATAATAATAATGGCAACTTTATCAACAGCCTTAACAATAACAAGTACTACTACTTCAACTGATGCTTTAAGTATTAGTTTAACAGATAATTTAACTGTAGCTAATCCTATTGTGGATTCTGCTAGAGTAGAAGTTACAACATTAGCTTACACAGAGTTAGTAGCTACTAGTATAAGTACCATTACATATGCATATATAAAGAACTTACATACTTCTAGTATGTTAGATGTGGCTACAGGAGCAGGATCTCCAGTTCTATTTGGAAGTTTAGGACCGGGAGAATTTATGATGTACCCGATAGATGCAAGTAAAGGACTAAAACTAAAAGCTAACACTACTAATATAAAAGTAGAGTATGGTTTATGGACAAAAGGTTAATAGTGTTTAATAATAAAATTTAATAATAATGGCAAAAGCAGATGGTGCAGTACCAGTGATCGCTAGAAAGAAATCATTAGGTGCTGAGTTAAAAACAAGATACGCTACTGTAAAAGATGTAGATCGAATTGTAAAAGATCTTAACTTCTTTTATATTAAGTGTGCAAACGCATCCACAACAACAGATTTTGGGGCTTTAGAAGTAGGGGATTTAGTAATTCAAATTCCTGATGCAGCAGCAACTATGCATTATATGACAGTCGCAACTGCAGGAACTTTACCTGAAACACAAGTCGTGGATGACTTGTATATAGTATTACGACCTAGTGCGTAATTTAATTAATTTAATAATTTTAAAATTTTTAATATGGCTAAGAATAGCAAAAAACAAAAGATGACTAATAAAGACTTACTAGCAATAAGTCAAGGTATCGCATATATAAATAGCAAAGAAACTAAAGTATGGCATACACTGTCTAAAAATCTAGATCTTATTTCACCTATTGTAAATAGTGTGAATACAAGACATAAGGAATTAACCGATGAGTTAGCTCCTAAAGATGACAAAGGAGAAGTGTTAAGAAATCCACAAAATCAAATTGACTTTGGGGATAACTTAGAAAAAGCTAATGAAAGATGGGAAAAAGTTATGGCAGAGGAAGTAGAAGTAGAAATTATTTCTATTCCACTAGATGACTTAAAAGATTATGGTTTAGATGCAAATATGATGAAACCTTTACTTGGAAAGTTGGTAGTTGAATAAACTATAGCTAATGGCAAATAGACGTATTTCAAATTCAGAGTTACATGAAGATATTCTAGAAATCAAACAGGATGTGAGCGATCTTAAAAAAAGATTGCTCGATCCTGATTTTGGTATCGTATCTCGTGTAAATAGAAATACTTCTTTTAGACATAATGCTAATAAAGTTTTATGGTCAATCTGGGTGGCAATAGTTGGTATAGTAGCCAAATTAATGTTTTGGAATTAAATACATTTAAGTATGAAATTAGATCCTAAGTGGATAGTAATAGCGGGTTTATTATTATATATATTATTCTTACAGGAATGTGGAAGTAATATTAATAATGGATCTACAATAGAATCAGAAGTGACTACAATACAGACAGATACTATTTATAAAACAAGAATAGATACTGTTAAGTTTGTAGAAACTGTAGAAAGAATTGTAGAAGTAGAAATACTAAAACCTGTTAAAATAGAAGTACCAGATGATGTATGGGATGAACTTAATATTAATGAATATAACAATCCATACTCTGATAGTTTAATAGATGGTACTATTTACACAAGAGTAAATGGTGCATTATTAGAACAGAGTTTAAGTTATGTTCCTAAGTTTCCTCAATACATTTTGAAGATAGATACTGTTATAGTTAGTACTATAGCTAATACAGTACAGACATTAAAACCTCCTTTTACACTTGATGTAGGAGCAGAGGTTGGGGGAAATAAAGAGATGTTTAACTTCTCTCCTAAGATTGGATTTACTAGTAGGAATGGATTTTCATATTCTTATAGATATGGTATATTAGATAAAACCCATAGCGTAGGAATAATGTATAAACTTAAATTTAATAAATAGTGATATTACAATATACAATGCAGGGACAACTGGTTGGTCGGTACCAAGATGTTTCTGAAGCTTCAAGTAAAACTGATATAGATAATGGAAGTATACATAAAACACTTCGAGGAGATAGAGCTACAGCAGGTGGTTTTATGTGGAGACGGGAAGATGAAGTAAGTGAGAATGTTAGTTCTAATGAACTTAAAGAGGCCATACATGCGCAAGGATTAAGTGAAGATGAGGTCAAGTCAGTTAAGATCTGGCAAACAATGGGAGGTGAAACTAGATACTCTATAGTAACTAGAGATGGTGGTAAAGCTTCTCAGAAATTTAAAGATGAGTTCTTTGAAAAATTGAAAACAATAGCTCCGGCTAAAAAAGATCGTCAGTATACAAAAACGGATGACAATCCAATAGTATACGAAATATCTTTACCTGATATACATTATGGTAAAGAAACTGATGAGAATGTAAAAACAGGTGAAATGCATTTTATGGATTCTGTTAAAGAGTTACATGCAAGAGCATCAGGATTAAATATACAGAGGTTTTTATTACCAATAGGAAACGATGGTATGAACTCTGAAGGTATGAGAAAGACTACAACTAAAGGAACACCACAAAGTGATTCAATAGATTGGCAAAAATCTTTCATTGGATATACCAAATTAATAATTGACGCAGCTAATTATTTAGCTGAATATGCTCCGGTAGATATTGTTATAGTACAGGGGAATCATGACTTTGAGCGTATGTTTTATGCGGGAGAAGTTTTATCAGCTTGGTTTAAAAACGACCAAAACGTGTTAGTTGATAATGGTTTAGATAGTAGAAAGTACTATGAGTATGGTGTAAATATGTTAATGTTTACGCATGGAGATAAAGAGAAAGCTGCTGAGATGCCACTTATAATGGCAACTGAGCAACCATTGATGTTCTCAAGGACTAAATTTAGAGAAGTTCATTGTGGACATTTGCATAAAGAAATGGTAAATGAATATAGAGGAATTAAAGTAAGATTTATTCCTTCTATATGTGCAAATGATTCATGGCACAAATTAATGGGTTATCAATCTTTGCGATGCGCGCAAGCGTATATATGGAATAAGGAAAAGGGTTGTGAAGGTTACTTACAAGTTAATATATAAATAATGGCATTAACGTTAAATAAATTGGTTTATGATATTAAGAATATCGCTTATGGTGGTATAACGTCTGATGATGCAAAAATAAGTGATAGACAGATTGCATACTGGGTAATGCAAGAGAGATCTATGCTATTGTCGCAGATTATGGGTAGAAAGATGCGTGTTGCAGCATCGTGTATAGAGACGTTAGAAAGGGTATTTTTAGAACCGGTTGATGCTGCTGAAGCTTGTGAGGTGGATTTAGGAATTCATGTACTAAAATCTGTTAAACCTATTCCAAGAACTGTACAACGAAATGAACGGGATAGTATATTAGCTGTAGAATCTTTGGACGGACAGAGAGCTTTTTCTGAGACTACTGCGTTTAGGAAAAAGTGGAACAAGTATAATAAGTATACTGGTTCTAAGAACAGATGGTATATTAAAGATAGTTATCTATATGTTATATGTGACTTATTAATTGATGCCGTTAAGGTCACTGGAGTCTATGAAGACGCTGAAGAAGTATGGATGCATAATAGATGCTTAGATGAAATGGGAGAACAGGATCCAGAAACTGGACCTTATGATACCGAATATTTTGATTGCCAGTATTCTTGGGATGAACCTTTTCCGATTTCCATGACGCTGGCAGAAAATGTTACAAGTATTGTTTTACAAAAAAGAATGCAGATAACATTAACTTTACCAAATGATGAAACTAATAACGCTAAAGGAGATGGAGAGCAAAACATGCAAGTCCCTGCAGGTAAATAGTTGCACTTTAAAAAGTGCTTATAAAAGTTATGATGACTTTTATGATGTAGGTTATAAAAAATACAGAGCAATCTGTGAAGACTTTAATAAGAAGATTATAGAAGATATTCTTATGAAAGCAAAAGAGTTTAAAATGCCTTATAGATTAGGTACTCTTAGAATAAAAAAGAAGAAGATGAATTATTCTAAGAAAAATAAATTAAAGATTAATTGGCTAGAAACCAATAAACATAAGAAAGTTATTTATCACTTAAATGATCATACAGACGGTTTTAATTATAGATGGTTTTGGTCAAAGATAAACGCGGTAATAAAGAATAAAAGTGTATATAGCTTTCAAGCTACTCGTACTAATAAAAGACGATTAGCCGGATTATTAAAAAAGAAAAAAGTAGACTATTTTGAATGATTTATAAATATGTATCAGTATATGAAATAATAGAAGGAGTATATAGAGACTCAGGTATCCAAGAAGAGCTTGACATTTGGGATGTAATTGAATGGGCAGGTGAAGCTTTAGAACTTATAGGAGCTGGGGTATCTTATGTAGAGTTAATAGGAGAGTTATGTGTCTCAGGACATAAAGTAAAATTACCTTGCAACTTCCATTCTTTAGAACAAATTTCATATAACGGAATACCACTACCTCTATGCTCTGGAACATTCGGGGCTATATCTACAAACTCTGGAAACGCTACAAAGAATGTGATTGATGGTAAGGAAGTAGATGCTACTAACTTTCCTTTAACAGATTCTGAAAATAAAAATGGTAATTGTTATTATATTAATGATAATTTTATTGTTACGTCTTTTGATAAAGGATGTTTGTTAGTATCTTTTAGAGGTATAAACGTAGACAAAGAAGGTTTTCCTATGATACCTGATAATGTTAGTTATAAGAAAGCTGTAAAAGCTTATATACAAACTATGGTTGATAGAATATGGTGGAGAAGAGGATCATTGCAAGAGGCTGTATTTAGAGATAGCCAACGAGATTGGGAATGGTATGTAAAACAAGCGCGAGGATCGGCAAGTATGCCTAATCTAGATCAAATGGAAAATATTAAGAATCAATGGGTTAAATTAAAACCTAATATGAATTCATCAAGGACATTCTTTACTGATCTAGCTAGTCCTGGTCGAAGGAAACTTAAGTAATGGCAGAAAAAAAACAACAACAAGGACCACCATCTACATCTATTAATACCTTCTTAAAAGGTATGAATAAAGATGTGGCTAAGTATGTACTTCCTCCAGATACATATTACGATGGTAGTAATATTCGTATTGCTCCTCACCATTCTAAAGAGGGTGCAGCTGTTGTTAATGTAGAAGGTAATGAGTTTTTAGCAGAAATACCATGCGCTCCTAAAGTATTAGCACTTGAAATGAAAGATCAAGTAGTATTAGGGGCTTATTGGGAAGGTACTTTATGGAATGTTATTTGTAATATTTATACAGATGGTGCAACTTATAGTAGAAGTTTTACCGCAACGGGTGGTAATATAGTTTCTGTTATATATCAAGCATTAATAAGTGATTTTCCAGGTTTTACAACAAATGGTGTTTTAATAGGTAATGGATCATTACCAGATAATATAAACTTTGCTTATGATAATAGTAGATTTCGTTTAACTTTTTGGTCAGAAGATGAAAACGATATACAGATTACAAATGTTATAGTTTCTAATAACTATACAAATACAATTAATATTGGAGGTAAAGACTGTGATTTAGAGATTATAGGATACACTACAATTCGAGATGATATTTATTTATTTACTACTAGCCACGATGGCGGTACCCCAGAAGCAATAGGAGGCTCTGGGCAAATATGGAGATTAAGGTATGATCCTTCTACATATGAAGTAAATTGGAAATGTGTATATAATAATAATCTTGTTAATTTTACAAAACAACATCCTATACAGGCTATAGGAAGGTATGAAAATAAAGATGAACAAGGAGTTTATTGGACCGATAACTTTAATCCCCCTAGAAAACTAAATGTTGCTGCAGAAGATTCAATAGCAATAGATGCTAGATTTTTAGATTTAGCTCCAGTTACTGAATTTCAAATACCTACACTACATGAGATAACTATAGGAGGAACACTTCCAGCAGGAACTTACCAAATAGCTTATAGATATAAAAGTTTTGAAGGATTAACTTCTAACTGGTCTCCTTTAAGTAATAAAGTATCTTTATATGGAGATGAAGAAACTGATCCATTTTGTAATATAGAGGGAGGAGAAATAGATTTAGATACAGCAGATCTAATGGGAACACTCACAAGTAAACGAATTGAGTGGCAACTTAAAGATCTAGATACTACATATGATTTAATAGAATTTGGAGCTGTCTATATGAAAACTAGTGGATATGATCCGTTATTACATCAGTATTATATGTTTAAAGTAGCTCCTAATATATTAGAAGATATATCTGTGGAGTTAACAGGTAGTGAACAAAAGATACAATTATCTCCTACAGAATTCCAAGAAGGTATTGGTGCAACTTTTGAAAGAGTAAAGACTATAGCCTCAAGAGATAATAAACTCTTTATGGGGAATATAACTAATACATCTTTTTTTGTTGATTTTGATTCAAGGGTCTATAGATTCGATCATAAACTTAACCAATGTAGATTAGATTCAGAGTCAGATGTTACTGTTTTTATAGATGGTAATAATTTATATACAGAACAACCTGGAACTCAGTTTACAACTATTGATAAAATACCCGAAACACATGACTGTATTAATCCTTATAATGATGAAAATCCAGAAACAAATGCAGATTGGTATAGCGATGATCAATATATGTGGCAATCTAATGGAGTAATTATAGGAGGTACCGGTCCTAATATTTCTTATAAATTTATTACACAACCTTTAAAAGGAGATGATGCTCAATTAACTAATACACAATTTTCAAACTTTATTGGAGATGTTTCAGGTTATAAT